TATAATAATGTGCCTTATATGTCAAGTGTTTTTTTGTGCCTTATTTCAAAATTTTTTCTTCCCTTTCTAACTTTTCCGCAACAGCTAACTTTATAAAATCATTGCAACTACTATAGTTTAGCGCCTTTATCCTTTCTTTTGTCCCTATTGCAAAGCGGCAATTTATGCGTTCAAACTTGCTATCATATTTTTTTACTGCTTTTCTTAGGGATTCCGTTGTCTTTTTTTCTTCCATGTGTAAAACCTCCTTTTTTTTAATTACTTCTATTATATAATAATGTGCCTTATATGTCAATATATTTTATTGTTTTGTGCCTTATACATATTGCACAATTTTTGTGCCTTATATTTGTGTATTTTGTATATTGTTTTTGTGCCTTATATTTGCTATTATATGTATATCAAATAAAAAAAGGCGGTCGCCCCTACCAAGAACGAACCGCCACCAATCAAAAAAGAAAGGTAAGGGAATTATATCATAGATTCCCGAAAAGGTAAAGAATTATGAAAAAGACAAATAGTAAAGAGGTTATGAAAGCAATCGAAAACAAAATAATTGAAAGTTATGAAGCAGCCGAGGAATGTTTTTCATATGACGGGAAAACGGCAAAAACCGAATATAACGAAATTTGCAAAGACATTTTGACAGCTTTTGAAATTGAAAAATGCAAATATGACAACCGGTATATTGCGGGAAGAATCAGCAGGCAGAATTTATTTATTGATTGGATGAGCGGACTACCAACCGCATTTCCTGTTTCTGATGATATTTTTCTAGGCTCTGCCATTGATTGGCTCGCTGATATTTTAGACGAGACGGAAGAGGAAAAAGAAAAATATACAGAGGATAAGGCAGAAATAACAGCGTGCAAGCTGCTTTATAGAGAGCTCGCAAAGCATGCGGAGAAAGCCAAATAATCAAAATTAGCAAGCTAGGATTTACCGGGGTTCGATTCCCCGGCTTGCTTTTCCCTTTTGAGGGATAAAAATAAAAAATAGGAAGGTGGTTATATTATGATAAAAATTGATATGTGGTACAGTGACAAAAAAGAACAAGCTACGAGTTTAGACATTTATTTTAACGATTTAGGCGCTTTTTACACCGGAAATATTAGAATTTTCGGAAAATCAGTTGGCGATTACTACGCCGACACAGTGCAAGAAATACAAGAAGCTTTTCCACATCTTGCGAAAAAAATTGATGAGTGCTTGAATTAGACAAAAAAGAAGCTACGCCGGTTTTTTCCGGCGGTTTCTTTTCTTGCATTTTGACAAAATAAAAAAAGATTGGAGGCGGTGGCATGATTAAATCACTGCTAAAATGGCTCGAGAAATCCGGTTATAATCCGGAAAAAATCAAACTTTTTGGAGATGGTGAAGCGTTGGAGGTATCAACGCCATACCAAGGACAAACGCCAACGGCGGAACAATTCGCAAAGTTGGCAGAAATCCGGCGTCACGTGTCAAGACACTATGCCGGGATAAAGGTTGAGCCGCGCGGGTTTTATTCGTCAATTTACATTTATTATAACAATTAGCCGGATGCGTTCCGGCTTTTTGTCGTGCGCTTTGCCTGCTTTGGTGGGCGTGCGCCCTGCTGCCGTTTTGCTTTTTGCAAATCTCCGGCGGCGTGTTTGCGATACAAAAAAAACAAAAGGATGTTTTTACCCTGCCGGATTTGTTCCGGTTTGGTTTGGATGTAAAAACATAGTACCTTGACAACGCTATATATTCGCCGTATACTGATTTTATATATCTATAGCAAGTTTATAGGCTCACGAGATAAAAAGGCAAAATAGGAGCCTTGGAACGTCTCACAAGGGCAAGCCTTTATTTAGTGTATCTAAAATCAGTAAAGTAAAAAACAGTGCAAAAACTGTTAATATAAATCAATTTGAAAAAATTCACCCTGCAACTATAAAAATAAGTAACCCCCGGGGGTATCAAAAAATTTGCATTATCGGGCGAAAATTCCGAAATCGCAAAAAATCTCTCTCCAACCTTGAAAATTTGAAAGGTAGGGGGGTATCAAAATATTTTGCTTACCGGGTGTAAAAAGAAAGGAGTGTTCAGCATGAACAAAAAAACAAAAGCATTAGACAAGGAAACCTACAAAGAAATCATAACCGCAATCCGCAAAGGCTTCAATTACGGAGAACACGTATTCAAACCAAACAAACGGCTTGCTACATTGTTGGTAGTGCAAGCCAACATAGGAGTTAGAATCTCTGATATACTGCACCTTACGCTTTCAGACGTGGTATACGAGAGCGGCCGCTATCATCTGGATATTATCGAGCAGAAAACCGGCAAGGGAAGAAATTTCACGGTTCCAACTGAATTATTCCAATTCTTAAAGCAGTACACAGAGGATAACGGCATTGCACCAACCACAAGAATCTTTCCAATCAGCGAAAGAGCCGTACAGAAACAATTGAAAATCGTAGCAGATTTCTTTGGAATTGACGGAATATCAACTCACAGTTTCCGGAAATTCTATGCTACGGAAATGTATCTAAATAACGATTATGATATTGAACTGGTGCGTCACCTGCTACAGCACTCATCCAGTTCGACAACGCAAAGATATATCAGTATCAGTGAAAAACGTGTTGAGAACGCATTGAAAAACCATTTGTGTATCATCTGATTGTATGGTACACTTTAAAGGTCTAAAACCAATATAATACGGCAACCATTTATTTCTCCCCCCGGTTGCCAATTAGACAAAAAAGTAGGAGCCTTTTCCATAATTTAGGCTCCTGCTTATTATTTATTTCTTATTTTTCTTCCTTGCAACTAATTCCTGCAAAGAAATCGTCATTTACTTATAAAAATCTATTACATATTTCTTCAAAAAAATCTAACTTTGCCAGTCTAATTGCTTCAGCTAAAGTAAAGTCTCCACCTATATTTTCTTTGATTTCTTTTGCATAAGGAACAAAACTTTCACATCTTATTCCTTCATTTTTTGAAACAACATAATCTTTATAAATCAGTGATAATTCTTCGTTTGTCTTATCGCTATATGGAATTTTCATTTTATATCACCTCTTTCAATCTTCCAAGTAAATCATTCTTTCTTAGTTGAAAATAAACTGAAAATCTTTATCATTTATTTCAACTGTGACAAATTCTTCATTGTTGTCAATAATATCTACAACTGCACTTTCATATTTTGCATATGCTGATGTGCATTCATATTCCTTACCCTTGGTAAAATGTTCATCTGTTTTTCTACAAATTGCTTTGTTATTCATTTATATCACCTCTTCTAATCTTTACTTCGATTTTGATTCTATTCTTTTTGCAATTTTTTTCAACTCTTTTATTGTAGTAGCGTCAAATTCCGTTCCATCATCAAGTGTTACAAAATAATGTTGAACGCTTCGATTTTTGTCGTAATTAAAATCGACATCAACATCTACTCTCACGACTCTATCTCGGATTCTTTTAGGCAAATAGTCTTTTATTTCCATTTAATCACCCACTTTCAAATCAATCTTTCCTGCCGAAAGGCATTTACAAGCATAAGAAAATCCAGAAATAAACGCATTTTCTTCCACCTCTGCACAACTGTCACAAAATGTCTCATAAATTTTGGAACTTAAATTAACACTAAGTATTTTGTCAATCTCTTCGTTAAGTTCATCTCCCTTTTTAAAATATAAATCTCTATCAAGGTTGTTTTCTCTCCACTGCCCATAAATCATTTTTGCAAATGCTTCCATATTGAATACCTCTTTTCTTCTTAAAATGTTTGATTTTCTGTAAGAGGTATGCTATAAATATAAATAGACATATCTCTTGTTTGGTGTGTCATTGTAGCGGTTTAGGTCTGTCAAAACTTTCAAACCGCTACTTTTTTTGTAAAAGCAAATGTATCCCTTGTCGCATTGCTTCACCTTTGGTTATCTTGTGTTCCTCGCAGTATTTTTTTAACTTTCGTTCAGTTTCACTATCAAGGCATACACTAAACCGTTTAGTTTTTGGGTCATTCACCTTGGGTCTTCCTACTGTGCTTATTTTTTTCACCCCTTTCTAATTTTAATCACACCTTTATTATATTTATATCACACCAAAAAGTCAACCCCTAAATGCAAAAAAAATAGAGACAATATAAAATTATACTGTCTCTATCCAATAAATCTAGTTATCAAGCATTTCATTTACTCTCTGCATATTATCTCCAGTATCATACACAATCACGCATGACCTGCCAAAATAAAAAACTGCTAAGAATATAACGCAAATCAAAATAACTATCAAAAGTCTTTTCCACATATGAATTACAACCTTTCTCTATACTAACTAAATAAAATACCGCTCTTCATTATATACCAAAACACAGAAAAACAAAGGATAATAAGAAAAGCAATTAAGTTATCTTTCGTAAGATTCTTATAATATTGAACATCATATCCCTCGTTTGCTCTAAATGAGCTATAGCATTTGAAACCAAGCGTCCAGGCAAGCGGAATAAGTGCCAATAGATAATATTCTTCGACCAATATTCCAACTAAACTAATAACATTGGTTACTGCTGCTAACATATTTGCAATGAACGAATTCTTC